GAGCATCTGATCTGGTGTAAGATCATTGAGGACTGGAACACCCAGACCGTGCCAAGGAGTCTCACCAGCGTATGCCATAGTTTCTACTAAATGTGCCATCTTATATTTCCTTTGTGTGTTTCTATTATTTGATATTAAGGTATTATGATAAAAGTGTCAACCGTTTTTTACATGCTCCAATAAGCCTCATTTGCTGGATTGCAGATATAAGGAGTAGAAGCAAGGATCTCGATCTGCTTGCCACTCATCAAGTTCGTGACAATCTTTGTACGCTTGGACTCGATGAAGACCTTACGATAACCATAGACCTGGGATTTGGCTGTATCTAGCTTCTTGCCCATCTTATGGCACATCTCTGACACGATCTCGAGATTAGTCTCGCCACGGTTCATAGCTGCCAGGATGAAGTTCTTGACTTCGTATTTCTTAGAGCGAATCATTTTCATTTCCTTTGTTTTCATCATATTATTAATATAAGGTATTATGATAAAAATGTCAACTGTTTTTTTAATTATTTTACGATGTGTAAGTAAAGATTTTCCTGCAAGTGCTTGCTACTTCCACTCACCATTCTTAACAGTTTCAAACATATCTTCTAACGACTCTTGGTCATCGTTCCAGATTCGAACTTGGTCAGCGACCATCTCTTCGCCCGTCTCGTTGTTCTTGATGTACAAGTCAAAGCAACCTAGGGTTTCTTTGCTGTCTTCTGCTTTAACGATCTGATACTTCATGGTATTTTCCTTTTTCTTTGTTTTCATCATATTATTAATATAAGGTATTATGATAAAAATGTCAACTGTTTTTTTAATTATTTTACGCTGCTTCTTGCAGGTTATTCTCTCTGAGATAGCTAAGCGCTGTGAAGGCAGAGACGCTAGCACGAACCATGCGCCGGGTGCCGTCTTCTGAGTCATAAGCAGTGAGATTGAAACCAGAAGTCGAAAAGCTGTTAGATGGGCCCATATAGATGTGTGCCATCAGATCCATGAAAGAACGGAGTTCCTGCCAGTCATCATAGCGTTCCCGGACAGATGAGTTCATTACAAACACGGCCTTAGCGGTGTTTTCAAAGTCAAGAGCATCAATATGGATCGATTTAGCGTAGGTGGGAACTGACATCGTGTTTTCCTTTGTTTTCATCATATCATTAATATAAGGTATTATGATAAAAATGTCAACCGTTATTTTCAAAATAATTATGCTGGAGCGTTTGCTCGAAGTACCGTACGTCAGCTGCTGTGGTGCATGGATCCTCTGCCATAATCCTGGCAGTCAGTTCGTCCGTTAGGCCATCGATCTTGGTTAGGATTGCGTTAGCGAGGCCGTATGCCTCACCGTCCATGGCCTTGCTGTAGCTAGCCTCGAGGAAGTCCAGAGCAGACCGGATCTGATCGATGTTGAGGTAGTCGTACATTTTCATTTCCTTTGTTTTCATCATATTATTAATATACGATAAAACTTAGAAAATGTCAACTGCTTTTATTAAAAAAATAAAATTAATTTGGGTGTTTTTTCATCGTGCCGTCAGGGGACACATGATACGCATGGAAGCGAGTCTTGGGATACTCGCGCTTCAATCCGAGGAAAGCATCGAGGTTTTCCTTAGAATCGTCATACATCTTGACATGCGAATAAGGATGTTTATCCAGATGCTGTCTGATATAGACTAACTTCTTGTGAGCAGGCGGCGCATTGCCAGGTATATTTCCTGCCCTATAGACATGGATGCTGTCCATGTCTTTGATGCCGTGAGCAGAGAGCGTCTTTATGAACTTGTCTTTATTGTCAAGATCTGCTCTTGCTGTATTGATGATAACTTTATTTTTAGGATTCTTGTTTGTCGTAGCTTGCACAGCATTTATGGTGCGGATCATCTTCTTGATAGGATGGGAATGGCTGAAGACCTTAGAGCTTCTAAACTCGCTGTAATCATATTGATGATCTGGGTGCAATTTGTGAGTGTTATATTCAGATGGAGAGAGCTTTTTGACAGTATTACCTGCTTTATCTTTGACATGGATCTTAGCATCGGAATGAACCAATGTGTCGTCCACATCAAAGACGTGAAGAGCGGAGTTTTCTGTAATGTATTCCCTGAATGATATCATGTTGATATTTATCAGTTACACATCGTCTGATACTGCTGAACCCACTGATAACCATTCCAATAGCTACCCATGAATATGTTCTGACACATTGGTTGATATCTAGGTTGATGATAATACTGCTGCTGATTCATAAGCATGCCGCCAATGATCAGTCCACCTACGATACCACCAAATACTGCACCATTGTTGTTATTATGGCGATATTGTTGGTGCTGATGGTGATACTGATGGTTATGGTTGCGCTGTCCTGCTTCTGCGGACATTGTGCTTGCAATCAATGCAGCTGCAATTGCTAACTTACGCATTGTAGTTCTCCATTTTTACTGCTTTCCAGTGATTTTTTTTAATGTCCATTGTGATTATATATGCACTTTTGATGCGTTTGGCTTGGTTTTCACCAAAAGTGTGTGTCCATCCTTCGCGCTTATATATCTTGTGCCGCAGGTCACACATTGTTTTTGCAGTGATCACTGTAGTTCTCCATACGTTTACGGTTATAAGAACCGCTACCTTTTTTAGACATAACAATACGCTGGTGATACTTACGATCTGCCAGTGCTTTTGCCGATGCTGATTTGTGTGCCGTTGTTTTCATCATATTATTAATATACGTTATTATGATAAGAATGTCAACTAGTTTTTATAAAAAAATTACTTAGGTATCTGAGTGAGATTATTTATGAAGGTTTCGGTACATACGCGCCAATCCCAACGAGATGCAGTATCTGCTACATCTGCACGATCACAGACGAGCGCCTTGCTAATAGCAGAAGCAAGATCATCGTCCATGCTACCATTCACACCCTCTTCTATCACGTCTACAGGACCTGTCACCGGATAAGCTGCGATAGGTGTACCTGAACTGATTGACTCTAACATGACTACACCGAAAGTGTCTGTCTTGCTCGGAAAGACAAAGACATCAGCATTAGCATAATAATCTGCTAGGCTCTCGCCATGCTTGAATCCTACATAGATCACATCAGGGTATTTGCGTTTTAGATCCTCCAGATAAGGACCGTCACCTACTAGCATCTTAGTGCCGGGTAGGTTGAGACTACAAAAGTCATCTAATCCTTTTTCTTTGCTAGCCCTGCTGACACAAAGCATTATAGGTCTAGTCGCTTGTGTATGCTTTCTCCTAGATGGATTGAACAGTCGTCTATCTACTCCTCGATTCCATACAGCTAATTTATTAAAATCTCGTGATTCTAATTCTTTTTTCATTGAATCTGATGTGACTAATACTTTTGTGCTAAATTTATGAAACCATCTGATTGACCAATACCCCCAATCGATTGGGAGGTTAAAATATTGATTTAGATACTCTGGAAACTTGGTGTGATAGCTGGTGTTGTGTGGTATGTCTAGTCTATCGATCTTGCAATACCATCTGGCAGCAAATCCTAGCGGACCTTCAGTCGCAATATGCACCGCATCCGGATCAAACTCTTTGATCATTGATCCGACATTCCATATGTTCCACGCTAACCTGACTTCAGGGTATCCCGGTGCAGGAAATGTCTTAAACTGGCTAGGTTCAATGATCTGAACTTCATGGCCCACATCAATCAGATGCTTTACAGTATTACGAAGCGTGGTGACAACGCCATTAACATTATCCCAGGTATCAGTCACTAGAGTTATCTTCATGGTTCAACCCAGCGTATGATTTCCCATCTCCCATCAGCATGTTCGACCAAAGCTGTACAGCTTTCGACCCAATCGCCACAGTTCATATAGGTCAACCCATTTATATCACGTATATTTGCATGATGAATATGACCACAAATAATACCAGAAGCACTTTTCGATTTTGCATAATTTAATAGATTCTCTTCGTAATCTGATATAAAATTGACAGCCTTCTTTACCTTGTATTTTGCCCAGGCGCTTAGCGACCAATAAGGTAGATTAAACATGTTTCGAACTTTAGCAACTGCTGTATTAAGCATTATAGAAACATCATATGCCCACACACCCAGATGGCTCAACCATTTCATCTTATTGACGATAGCATCAAATTGATCGCCATGAAGGACAAGCATCTTCTTACCATCGATGGTTGTATGGATCATAGTATCTTCTATGATGATATTGCCAAATACTTGAGGAATGAATACCCTGAGGAACTCGTCATGATTGCCAGCAATGTAATAGATCTTAGTCCCCTTGCGACCTTTACGCAAGATCTTCTGTATCACATCATTATGCGATTGTGGCCAAAAAAAATTCTTGCTGAGAGCCCAACCATCGATCAGGTCCCCAACAAGATATAAGTTATCGCATTCAAATGTTTTTAAAAAATCTAATAGTAGTTCTGCCTGGCACATCTTAGTTCCGAGATGAACATCAGATATGAAGACCGAACGATAGTGTTCCATCTTAGTATCGATTGCCGATTGTATATTTAGTGATCAGATTCCAGTTCCCTTTTTCTTTGAATGGGATGATCTTTATCTGATTTAAAGGGATGTCTGTATTGTTTGTCTTATTAGGATCTGCTTGTTCTATCAGATCCCACTCGTCTAATAGATTCACGATCCTATTACGTCTTGCTATATCACCTTCTGAGAAATCTGCGTTCTTTCCATCTAGAAGGAATAGCTCTTTAAAATGAACGATATAATATTTACCTTGCTTGTGCAAGATATGGCATGATTGATATAGGGTATTTTCTTTCTTAGAAGCAAGACCTATCCTTGATAGGGTCTCTTTTACTTTTAAGAAATCTTCTGGATTTTTAAGGTACACCTCCACCATCTGATTCAGATCGAACATAATTACCACCTTTTGTTATTCTTATTCTTATAAGGTCAATTTGTTCTTTTGATAACAACTTTGATATCTCAAGAGCTCTGATATAATTTACGTTATAATATTCTTGAATAACATCAACAGGTTGATTCTTCTGTTTCTTATGCCATTTAGAAAAACGGTTACCACAACGTATACTATTTATGTAATAGTCATTTTTCAGAATGTTATCTATCGAGTTTGTGCGGTTTATCTCATTAGCGTACATAATAGTATCAGAAAAGTATGACAATGCTCTATTTACTACAAAAGAGTTGTATTCCTTTTCTATCAGGGCAGGATAATCAGATCCTCTAATCAGATCCTTCTTGGTGATATTGATTGCGTTGACGAAATCAAAGGGGTTCATTCAAACACCACAGACATCATAGTTTCAGTCAAGAATGCTGCCATATTGATCTCATGATCGGCAGCGAATGCTGCTTGATATTGATACTTGCCGATCAATATGACGAGCTCTGGGATAGAGTCAGGTTTGACATGAGAATATACAGTATCATAGAACTTACGAAATAGCGCAGCAGAATCAGAGTCAGAGTTTTCTGCTACCCATACGCGCATCTCTTTGAAGTTCCGGGCCTTAAGGATATTGACGAGAAGTTTAAACTTCTCGTCAGATAGATTGACGAAGATACCAGAATCGATGGTGCCGTTTACGGAGTATCTCTGTAGTTCATTAAGCACACGACGCCAATCAGGCATATGCTTAGAAACAAGATCAGCAACAACAGCTTTGTCATAGGTAATGTTTTCCGTGTCTAATATCTTGCAAGTCCGCTTAAAGAACTGCGAAGCCAACTTAGGTATGTCACTCTTTGCAAACTTAAAATCTACAACCGAACATCTCGAGTGTAGGGGCTCAATGATTCGCTGCTTAAAGTTACAGGTGAGTATGAAGCCGCAGTTCCTTGAGAATTCCTCCATGAAATTGCGTAGAGCTGGCTGCGTTGAATTTGCATTAAGGTAGTCGGCCTCGTCAAGGATGACGTACTTTCTGCCTCCCGCAAAAGATACCGAGGAAGCAAACTGTAGTATCTCATTCCTAAGTGTATCGATGTTCCCATTCATGCTCCCGTTAATTATGATATAATCTGCATCTATCTGCTCTAACATGGCGCGAGCCACTGTGGTCTTACCCACACCAGCCCCGCCTGCTAGGAGTAGATTCGGAATCTTTTCTTTGTCTACGAACTGCTGAAATGCTGTCTTCAATTCACCAGGTAGCACACAATCACTTATATTCTTCGGCCGATACTTCTCGACCCATAGAAATTCATCACGAACCATAACCATCTTAATACGACCTTAGTTTTTGAAAGAACTTGTAGCTTCTGTAGCAACATAATAGCGTACGCTAGGTTGATCTGGTTTAGAGTCAGATGAGAACAGAGCTAACCCCTTAGATGATATCTTAACATTATAGTTAGTAGAAATCAACTTAATAATGTTCTCTGCCTTGAAGATCATATTGAAACTGATATCAGTCGTTCCTAACTTGATATTGAAAGCATCAGTGCTAGGATTCTTA